TCACGAATTCGGGCCGCGTACTTCAGTTTGACCATCTGTGTTCCCACTTCGGTCAGCACCTTGGTGCCGTCACGCCGGAAGCGGTCCACAGCGGCCTGTGCGCGGCCATCGAACAACGGGCCGGTTGCTTTGGTCTCTAACGTGATCATCAGACTGCCCCTGACCTGAGTCGCCCGTAGCGTCCGATCACCCGCGAGCGGAGCTCCGGGACGGCACGAACAGCCATCGACATCTCACCCTGACCTGATCCCGCACGTGAGCCATAGCTAGCAAGGTCTTGCGCAATGATCTGCAGTGCCTCGCCCTTGCAAAGCTGAGCAACCATGCCAGGGAACTGGAAGAGATTGACTGTGGCACCACTGAGAGTCGCGACTGATGTCGTGCCCAGGACACCGCGTTCCACAGTGAGCCGTCGATTCACGTTGACCAGAGTCACGCCTGTGTGTGCTGCCAGCACGGATCCGTTGACAGCGCGTTCCACAATGAGCATGTTTCCCGCTACGTCAGTGATCTCCATCTGTTCGGAGTCGATGAGGATCAGTTCCCCAGGTGCGTAATCGGTGCCATCCGTGACGTTGAAGAAGTCGCTCGATTCCGACGCGTCTATGTTGATCGTTGCCGCGTTGCCTGAGTTGAGCCAGCCCCGGCGGCGAACCACCAATCGTTCATCGCCTATACGAATGATGGATCCCACACCGATCTGACTGCTGTCCGCAACGTCCACAGTGGTTCCGCTGACATCGCTGACAGTGGTGGTGATCGCCCATTCATCGTTGCGGTAGCCATAGAGTCCCGTAATGCCGATGCTGCGAGAAGGGAATTGGGTGTTGGCACAGAAGGCGATAGCACTTTCGATCGCGTTGTACGGTGGCCCGTCATCGCCGGTCTTCACCTTGACCAGCTTGAGGTCAGCGAGATCCATGGCGGTGCCGTCGCCGTTCACCACCGCGCTCATGGAGATCAAAGTGTTGCGACCCAACAGCAACCGCCGGGGGCTTTGTGTCTGATCCTGCGGCCAGGGGAACCACCTCGTTGCCAATGTCGGCTCAAAGTCCCGATTGCAGGCTTCCCGTACCGAGTCGGTGGCTTGGGTCAGAACGTTGGAAACGCGGGCATCATAAAGAGCTGACGACGGAATATCGGCAGCTCTCTGTACCTCCGTCAAGGAGGCATACCAAATCGGGACCATTGTTGATTCCTCTGCTGTCTGAGGGAGGTCTATTCAGTTGTGCCTACAGTGGACTTAGCCGTAGAACCTGATGAGTTCCCCCCGCGTCAGGCTCTCGATGCGCTCGTTCTCTTCATCTGTGTTGGTGCTGACCGCCCTGGCGTATGCCTTCCACTCAGCGGCTGAAGCGGAGTCCTTGGGGCGCTGTGGCACGGGTGCCGAATCGTCTACGCCTGGCGATTCTTCGTTGGGGGCTTCTTCACCAGGACCATGATCCGTCCCGGTTGGATTGAACGCGGTGTCCTCCACCACAGAAACATGAACAGTGTCGCTGTCCTTGGTCACATTCAACTGGCCCTGTTCGATCAGTTCCCGGTAGTTGTCCGGCAGTTCGTGTTGCATCACAAACTGAGATGCCTGACAGTTCGGACACTCTTCAAGGGAATGGGCGTACGCGGTAGTGCAGTTACCGCAGACCTTCAAAGACATGATCAGTTCTCCTCCGTGAGAATCTTGCTTTGGTCGTCGGGGATCTCAATGCCGTGTGCTAGCAACGCGTTTACTAGAACTGCCTGGTAGCGCTTCATATCTGTGCGCTGCTGGTTCACAATCTGATGGATCTCGATTGTCTGTTTACTGGTTTCGATGGTCTTCTTGTAGTTGGGAAGGAACACTCGGAATGTCACCCATGCGCCACCGATGGCAGTCACCATCCCGAAGAACGCGGTGACCATCCCGGCTATCGTGCCCCACTGCATCAGCTACACCCAAAGTCGATGCGCCTGGCTGCGAAGAAGGCTGCCAACTTCTTACCCGCTTCCGTTGTCGGCGGTGTGGTTTTGTAGGTGGTGTCAAACAGAAGCACAATTTCACACCACTTACGGTTGCTCTCTGCCAACGCGGCTGCAGCACGTTCCCGGCTGTCTGCGATGGCGGTCGCTGTGCGCTCTTGTGCTTGCCTATCAACAAGACCGATGTACCAGTACCCCGCGAAGACAAGAACAATCATGCACGCCAAGGAAACTACAAGAGACTGTATGACAGGGCGGACATTCGCTTGCTTCACCTCATAGCCTCCCAACTACGTAGTTGAGGAGTTGTCCGATGTAGACTCCGAAGAGTCCACAGTAGGCAATTGTTGTTGCGGTACAGTAGGTGCGCCATGAGCGGTCGCAATCAACCCAGCTATACCCTGTACGCCTACCAAGGTGGCGCACACCAACATGACCAACAAGTTGTTGCCGTCCGTGATGATCTGATACGTGATGCCACCCGAACCGATCCCGAACAAGATCAGGTCTTTCGCGAGAGCTATACGTCGCTTCATTCTGGTTGTCACGCATGGTTCTCCTTGCTCGCGGGGTGGTGGAAAGGGGACCCGGGCGGACGAGTCCCCCTTCCAGTCATCGGGGGTTAGCGGAAACGGCAATCCGAAGCATGTGGTTCATTCGGAAGCGCACCACATCCCGGATGACCTCCACTGGGGCGATCAACCAGTGGCTGCATCGTATTCCTCCAACCGGGCAACCAGTTCGGCCACCGTGCCGCTCACAGCGAGTCCCCGAGAGCGACACTCTTCCTTCAGGTCATCCTTGTGCCACTCGGAGTACGGCGGAATCTCGTCCTCAGTGGACTCAGGTGATTCCTGGTCCGTCAGCGGGATATCGCCATCCGTCGAAGGGGCACCGGAGTCCTGATCCGTCTTCGATGAGGGGTTCTCCGTCGTTAGGGCAGGCGGAGGGACGTTCGTTGGTTCGTCGCTCTGCTGCGCCTTCTGCGCGGATTCCGATGAGCTCTTGCCACCCGGACGACATTGATCCACCACCCCAAGCTCAGCGCGCCTGATGCGGACAGGAGGCGGACCGTCTGTGTCGGCAAGCTCTTCCGGCGTGAAAGACGGTCCGCCACCTTTGGTTGACTTGGCCACTGCGGTTCCTCCTAGGCGTTCAACTGGGGAAGACGGTCAGGCCGGAGCTCCACCTTGAGGCCATGGCAGATGTACAACCCCGCCACAAGCTGAGCGTTCGCAACGGTGGCCGCGATGTTGAAGCTGACCCACTCGAACCCGGCGGAGAGCGACGCGGCTTCCACCTCGATGACGTAGATCCCTTCCTGCTCAGCGGAAGTGAGACCCATGTTCGGCGTACCGGAGACGGGCGAGACTGCGGTACGAACCCACACCTCGTCACCGTCCAATACGGTCTCTTCCTTCTTGTAGAACTCGTCCACCACAGCGAGCGTCGCGGAGTTGCCCGACGATGCCGCGTCGTGTTCCTGCACTGTCACAACAGGATCGGCACCCGCCGTGCCCGCACCCTTGAACAAGATCATTGCAACCGTCTCACAGTTGCGCATGTGGATACGGTGGCCCGTTGCCGCGTCCGACGTGTTGAAGTCGACCGGCGTGAAAGCGCTACCGATATCGAAAAGCCGTCCCAAGCCATGCATTTGGGTCTATCTCCTTACTGACGCTTGCGAGTCAATTGGATGGCGCCCAGGGGCCACGTGCCGATCAGCAGATGTACCGCCACGCACACGAACCCCAGGGCCATGATGTCCACGGATTCCCAACGCACGCCGAACGCGGCCAATGCGAAGAGCACCAAGGCAGCCAGTGCGAACACGGGAATCTCCTTTCAGTTCGCCAAGTTCACAAACGGAGAGAGCGTGTCTCCGCCGTTCTGCGGGGTGATGGCGGTGTGCAACCACGGGCGGCCGTCCAACCGCTCGATGACACGGAACGCGGTGACGTCGTTGGCGAACTTGTAGTCCTCGGACTGCCGGGCACTCATAGCCTGACGATCACCCAGCAAGTAGAAACCGAAGTCCACGAAGTTGATGTCACCCGGGGTACCGAGTTGCTTTGCCTTCTCCGAGACGATGATCGGACGTCCCAGCATGGTCATCACGGGCGATGCCGAACCAGTCGGGTAGTTGCCACCACCGATGATCACCGGTGCCGCGCCACCTGGAAGCGACATGGTCAGCAACTGCGGCAACACTTCCGGCGAGATGATCCAGACCGCGCGGTTCAGTGACTGAGGCAACATGCGGCTGTACATCCCAGCGATGTCAACCCATGCGACCGTATCCGTGCTCGAACCGTCGCGGTCAACGGAAATCGTGGCAGGCGCGTTCAGGAACCCCAGGGGCTCACCAACACCGCCACCGATGAAGAACGCAACGTCCTCGTACCACGCCAGCGCCTCAGGGAAGATGTCCGAGATGAACGCTTCCATGGACGGCTGAGAGTCCCGGAGAAGCTCGTTCGGGACTTCGGTGTACAGCGTGAGCTTGTGGGCTTCCAGCTTCACACGGCCGAAGCGTGGCGAACTCTCCGTGAGCGTGGCGCCTTCCTCGGTCCAGTAACCGACGACACCACCGAACACACTGGACACATTGGACGTTGAGTCGACTGTCGGGAAGCTGACAGTCAGGCTGTCCATCGGGATGACCCGGGCACGGGACCGCACCACAGCGGTTTCCAATGCCAGCCGGAGAAGATCCGCACGCATGATCTCCGGAATGAGGTAGCCGCCATCGGATGGCTTGACACTGCTCAGATCGTTGCTCAGCCGACCGAGCTTGTCCACCAAGTCGTTGTCCCGGTTGGCGTGACCCGAGATCCCGAACAGGTAGTCCGTGAATGTGGCGAAGGTACCGTCATGTGCCGCGCCTACGGCTTTCTTGTTGTAGACGGTGTTGGGCCGGACCTTGGTGCGCGCGTTGGGGTTGTCGAGGTTCAGCCGCCGGGCAACATCCTCAACTTCCTTGTTCGTGTTCTCCCGCAACCAGTTGATCATGAACTGTTCGGTCTGCTCTTTGACCTGGTCCAGCGCTTGCGGATCGTTCTTGATCCGTGCGTTGATGGACCCTTCGATCCAGGTCTCGAACCCGTCCGGGTCCTTCATCAACTCGGCCATCTTGGCCCGGTCGTTCAAGGTTTCCTTGACGGCTTCCTGCGTCGTGGCGATAGCGACGGTCATCTATTCACTCCCAAACTTCTGGTTAATCAGATACTGATTGAACTCTTCCGATGTCATGTCCTCAATGGACGTTGGCTTGGTGGCCGTCGCCACAGGTGCAGGCGCTTGAGTGCGTCCGGCGTAGTTGAAACCCCGGTTCATCAACGGGTGCCGGAAGTTCATCAGCGCCTTTGTGGACACTGCCGCGTCAACAACCTCCTCATCGTCATCTCCCTTGGGCTTGGCGAACACCCGATCCGCCAGACCGAGCTCCACAGCCTCATCGGCGAAAACCCATGTCTCGGCAAGCATCCTCGCGCGCCACTCTTTCGGCTCACCGCCTGCCTTGAGGGCATAGAAACCGGCGATGTTGTCCGACTGCCGATCCAGGAAGTCCGCATCCTCACGGAGTTCCTGTGCATTGCCCACGGTGTACATCAGCGCATCGTGGATCATCATTTGTGATCCTGGCAGCATCACGATGTCGTCCCCCGCCATCGCGATCACCGACGCGCCCGACGCGGCCAGACTGTCCACATAGACCGTGACCTTCGCGGGATGCATCATCAGCGCGTTGTAGATGGCAACGGAGTCATAGACATCGCCGCCCGGCGAATTGATCCGGACGTTGATGTTACTGGTCGTGATGTCACTCAGCTCACGCACGAAATCGCTTGCCTGGACACCGAACCAGCTACCGATGGTGTCGTACACCAAGATCTCGGTAGTGTCGTCATCATCCTTCACATTCCTGATCTGGTACCAGCCCAGTTCAAGTTTGGCGATTTCCGTTGCCAGTGTTGGATTCTGCGCCTGGATACGGCGAATGAGATCCTGTGGATTCGCCCCAACGTTGCTGATCCCCTTGTTTCGCGTGCGCCTCATGAATTCCCTCCCCTCTCAGGTCCGTAGGCCCCACTGTCCACATTACACATTCGCCGGTTCCTCCTTCTCCTTCTTCGGTTCTGAATCGCCATCCCCGGCAGGCTTGGGTGCTACCGGCGGTCCCGTGTACTTCATCGCCGGAAGCTCCACTGCTTCCAAGATGTCGTCTGGATCCCATCCCGCCGTGCGCAATACGGCGGCTGCTTTGGCTTTGCTGTCCCGTTCCCGGTCGGCTGCCTCTCGGTTGATGGGTACGGGGTCTTCGTAGTCCATCTCCAGACTCTTGCCATTCGCGAAGCGGGGCAACAAGAACGCGTTGACGATGTTATTCCATCGCTTGAGGCGGGGGTCAATCTGGTTCTCTGCCTTGATCTCCTTGCCCGCTTCGGCGTTGGCGCGGTTGACGTCATCGACGGTTCCCAGCATGGGCTTGGGGTACGCGAATGCTTCCCGGATGACCTCACGCGACATCTGGCGCAGTTCCACGAATTGCATGTCCTGCATGGTGAAGTTGGTGTCGATCCACTCCGCGTTCTCCAACACCCCCACACGGTGAGCATTCGCGACACCCTGATGCTGTGACTGCCACCGTGCGACGAACGCGTTGAACTCGTCATCGTGCATGCGGTAGTCAACCTTGATGATGCCACCAGGCCGCGCGCCGTTGATGAAGAAGTTCTTGTTCCACTCAGCCGAATACCGTGCGGCGTCAATATCATTCAAGACTGTCTGAACAGGACCCATTCCCCGGTAAGGATCTCCGGGGTTCGGGTACTTGATCTGAATGACTTGTTCTTTGGTGAGCGGGATTTCCTCGCCATCGGGTCCTTTGTAGATCCATCCGATAAGGTACTTCTTGGGGTGCTTGACCGGGTGCATGCGGTCAGGCCGGACGGACCACAGTTCCGTGACCAGGCCACCAATCATGGTGCACACGATGATGCCTTCACCGACCAGATCCAGATGCTGTTGCACAGCCTCACGAAGGTCAAAGCCGGTCTGGAATTCGTTGGGCATGTTCCACACGTCAAGGAACCCATGGGAGACAACCTCAGTGCGGCGTTGCTTGTCTCGCTTGGGTCCCTTGCGGTACAGGTGCCACTCGGTAGATGCCACGGATTGGCAGATCTGCGAGACGATGGCGAACAGCGTGCCCACTGAGGCATACGCACCGTACGCGCGGTCGCCGAGCACACTCGCTTGCTGTGGTGCGAACAGGCTCGCGCGTGCCTGTGTCGATGGCACGTAGGGCACGGGTGCGTCATTCCGGATGATCCGGGTGACGGCTGAGATCAGGTCCCGCATGGCTGCTCCGTTCCGCTACTTCGGGTAGCTGGTGTACCCGTACCGATCCTCATGGGCTTGAGGAATGCCGTTATCCATCTGCGGTACATCTGGTTTGGTCAGCCACGACAGAACGAAGCAGGAAATCCCAGCAGTGATCAAACCAGCAACAATGTGCCATGTGAACATGCCCCATGTCAAAAAGCCAAAACCCCCTAGCGTCAATAGAACCCTTACAAGGGAATGGACCCAAGCGAACGTGCGCGGGATTGCTACCGATGCACGCTTATCCTTCCTCTTCGCTTGGCTTGCTTTGAAGAGAAGGAACTGAGTGAAGGTTGGGTTGTCGGTTAATGACGTCATGGTTCGGACCTTTCCTCACATCTGCGATGCACGTGCCTTGCCAACAAGATCAAGCCAAGATATCAGGTACCGGTCACAGTCCAACCCATCATCATCCCGTTTGACCGGTTCTTCCAACGTCCTATCGTCCTTGTCTACCTTCCATACATATCCCGGATACTCGTCTACCGTGCACGTGGGCAAGAGCTTGTCGCGCTGATCCTGGTCAAGCTCCACCAGGGAGTCCGCCATGTAGATGATCCGCTGTGCCTTCAGCCTTTCCTTCTGTGCGTTGATGCCTTCGAAGACGTTCTTGATGGCTGCTTTCGTGCCCAACTGGGTGGCGTTCTCGAACGTCCGGCGGCCTTCAGCATCCCAGTCACACAGGATTGCCATGGGCTTTGGCTCAGTCCACTTACGATGTTTAACTGTCCTTTTGACACGGTTGATGTGGTCATAGTAGGACTTCTCAACTTCAGGGCTCACAATGTCCAAAATGGTCTGTGCGTGCTCCTCTACCGTCCGCTGTGTCATGTAGATCTCGCGGTACATGTAGAGGTCTCCATCGGGTGATTCGGCATAGCACTTGAGCACGAACGGGTGCACGAACCCGAAGTCAATCACCCAGTACCGCGTCCAGTCCCATGGGATCTCAAACGTGACCTCATCGCCGTCTTCGTCCACATAGGTGCGGGGCAGAATGTGCATGTAGGGGTCAAACTCCTCGTACACAATGCCTTCAGCACTCACCCACAGGCCAAGTCGCAGACGCTTGTAGCGCACGCCTGTCAGCTTGTCCAGGATGTTTTCTATGTAGTCCACACCCTTTTCAGTGAGCGAACCGTCCTCATTGAACAGCATGGGGTTGTCTTCATGCCGGGATTCGATCAGGCGGGTGTAGCCGTCATTGCACCGGAGCTTGAGCCAATGCTTGTCACCCGCCGGGTTGCAGTCCATGATCAATTGCTGGTAACTGATGGTCCAGTTACGCAGACGGGTCTTCACCATCTCAAGGTCATCCAGCGTGACTTCGGTGGCTTCCTGGATGTAGATGATGTCGTACTCGGCGGACATGATGCGGGTAGGCTTGTCGAGCCCACCAATGACCACAGTGGATCCATTCTTGAACCGGTACTGTGCTGGCTCCTCCCGCGAACCGCCGTAGTACACCACGTCTCCGGTGACCAGGGCTTCCGCGATCACGTACCGTCGCCACGTCACCAGCGCTGTGGAACCCAGTGAAGCCAACGTCTTTCGCAAGATGAGTGCCCGGACGTTGGGGGTCTTCAAGCAAATGGTGTAGATCTTCTCAAGGCATGCTCGTGACTTGCCCGTGCCCGCCGGGCCGGAGATGAGCACCTCAGGCCCTTTGTCCTCCATGACAGCCTTACAACCGCCACGGGGGGCATAGGAATGCTTGAGCACACGACCCAGGTTCTTGCTGCCTTTGTTCAGAGTGTTGACCATCTCAACCGTCCATTGTGTACACGTTTGCAGTAGAAGGGCACATACCTAGTTCGTTTGTAGATACCGTCCACATGCGACGGTCGCAAATAGGCCGCACGTATACACTTCAGCCCAGGTGGCTGATGACAGAAGTCACACCATCCGTGTCTCATGGCTCATCAATGTCCAGTGCCGCAAGGATTCCCAGTGGCTCACCAGTCATGTCACCCCGGACCTTCTCGTCATACTGGGCCTCAGCAAGTTCTTCGGCCATCCGGGCACTCAACCACTCGTCAATCTCAGCCATTGTGGACTCCTAACTGAACGAATTCGGGTCTACACCAACGATTTCCACCTGAAGCTTGTCGCCGTCCGCCTGCTCACCCGCGCCACGGTGCAGCAACTGACCCAACTCGTTGGCTGCTGCTGTCATGTAAAACCTCAACTCCCGCAACACAACCGGGGCAGGGGAACCCAGCATGGACGCATGAAACAGCTTGTCCGCGACCATCTCGTAGCGCTTGAGCCGAGCGTACTTCGCGGAGATCCACAACTCTGAAAGTTGTTCGGGCGTAACAACATCCATGGGTGTGTCGTTGTCCGCGTCCTCCATAGCGTCAGCGGCCAACTGGATCTCATCCTTGTGTGACGCTACAAAAGCTTTGAGTTCCTCTACCGTGTACCCGAATTCCGTGCTCAGTTCCTTGGCTGTGTGCTCCCTTGATGCTATTGCCACAATGAGTGCTTGCCGATCCTTTTGCTTTATTCTCTCTGCCATTGCGTAATCATAAAGATCTGTCAAGCTGGGATAACCCTAAGCTTCCTTAGGGACCCTATAGGACACCACCGAAGGTTTCTTCTCCCGATGGGTCGTGGTGCCCTTCTCCGCCTTCTTCCCGGCTGGCCGGGCTGATCCCTCGTTGATAGACCGTCTGACGTCGCAGAGCGAATTGCAGGGCCT